TGCTGACCGTGAGGGTTGGGCGATCTTTCTGGGCACCCCGAAAGGTCAAAATCATTTTTTTGATTTATACAACAAAGCGAAAAAAAATAAAGACTGGTATGTCTGTACGTATCGAGCTAGCGAGACAAAAGTTCTTTCCGACTATGAACTTCGTGCTGCAAAAGATGAAATGAGTGAGGAAGAGTTCCTCCAGGAGTTTGAGTGCAGCTTTACAGCCGCTAACACAGGCGCATACTACCAGAAGCTTATGCTATTAGCTGAAAGCGAAGGACGTATTACTAGTGTACCATACGATACCGCTTGCTATGTGGATACGTATTGGGATCTTGGGATAGGAGACACGACTGCTATCTGGTTCTTGCAGTCGGTTGGTCATGAATATCACTTGATTGATTATATTGAGATGTCGGGTAAGGGTCTTGATTGGTTTGTTTCTGAGATTAATAAAAGGCCGTATACTTATAGAGAGCATATTTTGCCTCATGATGCCAGTGCTAGAGAGTTGGGTACTGGTAAGAGTAGGCAGGAAACTCTTCGTACTTTAGGGCTAACACGATTATATATTTTGCCAAGGTGGAAGGTTGATGATGGGATCAACGCTGTAAGGACGATCCTAAGCAAGTGTTGGTTTGATAAGAATAAATGTGAGAGGGGTATTACTGCCCTTATGGCATATGAGAGAAAGTGGGATGCGAGGAATCAGATATTCACTGAGAAGCCAAAACATAACTGGGCGTCTCATGGTGCTGATGCGTTTAGATATCTTGCTATGGGTGTACGACCGGAGTCACAGCGAGTACAATCGGAGTTGCTGACAAATTATAGGGAAGCACAAGGTGACTATGATATATTTGAATTATAGGGGATAGATATGAGTAAATCACAACCATTGAAAGATATAGGAAAGTTTGTGGAAGGTTTCGTAAGAGACGTTCCTGGTAAGCTAGTAGGTTATACTCAGCATATGCAGGCGAGGAGAGAGGCCAAAGAAGAGTCCTCCAGAGCTATAGGATGGGAGCAGTACAGACCATCAGATATAGAAGATTTTTCTAAGATGGCCGGAAAAATGACGGAGAAAACAGGGTCTGAGTTGACGGCAGCACAGCCGAAACTTGTTGAGAAGTTTGAAAGAGCAGACGTTCCATGGCAGAGGGCAGAGAAAATCCAAGAGAAGGAAGACATGACGGCAGGGCAAAGGGATCGGATACAAGGGTTGTATAAAACGTCTCATGCTAGACTAGGTGCAATTAAGCAGGGTAGATTGAGACCAGGCGCTAAGAAGCAGACAGTTCTTACGAAAAGGAAATACTAATGGCGATTGAGTATATTAAGAAGTTTGAGATGTTGAAGTCAGATAGGATGAACTGGGATAGTCACTGGGAAGAGTGTGCTCAGTATGCTTTGCCTAGAAAGGATGATGTCTATCAGACTAGGACAGCAGGCGAGAAGAAGTTTTCTAAAGTCTTTGAGAGTACTGCGGTTCACTCTAATGAGCTTCTTTCCTCAGCACTTCACAGTATGCTCACAAACTCTGCTACGAATTGGTTTGAACTGACGACTGGTGATGACACATTAGATATGGATGATGAGGTTAGGCTTTGGTTACAAGAGACCGTTAAGAAGATGCATAACGTTATCAACGGATCAAACTTTCACACTCACATCCATGAATTATACTTAGATCTAGGAGTCTTTGGGACAGGCTTAATGCGTGTTGAAGAGGATGATGAAGAGATTATAAGGGTTCAGACGAGACCGATCTATGAGGCCTATATAAGAGAGGATGCGCATAGCAAGGTCAATACAGTTTACAGAATCTTCAAGATGGATATTCGTCAGATGGCGGATATGTTTGGGACGGATAATTTTGACAATCAGCTAGAGAATTTACTTAAGAGTAATGATACTCAGAAGTATGAGATTCTTCACTGCGTAGAACCTGTAGAAAAAGATGATGAGTTTGATAAGAAGGGTTTTGCGTTTAAGAGTTTATATATTTTAAAACATCGTCAGCTTTACTTGCAGTCAGGGGGCTTTAAGGAGTTTCCTTATGTAGTTCCTAGATGGACGAAGATAGCAGGTGAGGTTTATGGGCGTAGTCCTACGATGAAGGCGTTGGCCGACATCAAGATGACGAATGTTGTGACGAAAACAACTATTAGATCTGCTCAGAAAATAGTAGATCCACCTTTACTAGCGCCTGATGATGGTTATGCGCTTCCTCTAAAAACGGCTCCTGGGGCTATTAATTTTTATCGTCCAGGTTCTCAGCCGATTGTTCCATTGCAAACTGGTAGTAGGATTGACTTTGGTATTCAGTTTATAGAGATGATTAACAGAAGAATTAGGGAAGCTTTCTTTATAGATCAGCTTCAGCTTAATGTTGGTCCTCAGATGACGGCCACTGAAGTAGCTCAGAGAACAGAAGAGAAGCTTAGGCTTCTTGGTCCTGTGCTAGGTCGTCAGCACTATGAACTTCTTAAGCCTTTAGTAAATAGAATCTTTAGCATAATGATGAGAAAGGAAATGTTTTCAGAAGTGCCAGAGGTTTTACAAGATAGAGACATTCAGGTTCAGTATAGCTCTAAGATAGCAAAAGCTCAGCGAAGTGCAGATGCTGATGTGTTGGTAAAAGTACTTAATGTGATTGGTCCGGTTATTCAGTTGAAGCCAGAGATAATGGATAATGTTAATGGTGATCTTCTATTAAGATACGTATCTAAAGCTTACGGACTACCTGAGCAGGTACTCCGACCGTTTGACGATGTTGTCCAGGATAGAGTAGAACGCCAGAAACAGCAACAGGAAATGGCGGCAATGCAACAGGCTCAGCAAATGGCTGACGTAGCTAACAAAGCTGCTCCGCTTATGCAACAACAACAGGGCGCTTAATGGCCAAGAAAAAAGTTTCTACTAAGAAGTTAGATGTAACCTCTGACTATAAAACAGTATTCACTTCAGAAGCAGGTAAGCGTGTCCTATGGGATATCATGCGAAACAGCTTTGTTTTAGCGAGTACATACTGTGAAAACTCGAATGAGATGGCTTTAAGAGAAGGGCAACGTAATGTTGCCTTAAGGATATTGTCTGTCCTTCAGACAGATGAACAAAAGTTACTTCAACAAATAGAGGAAGGTTTAGGGTATGACGGAGAATACGGAGACGACTGGGGAAGAGACTACGTCTAATGAAGCAGAGACTAATCAAGCGGAAGCTAATTGGAAAGAGGCTTTGCCTGAAGATGTTAGAGAAGATCCTAGTATGCAGGCGATCCAAACAGTAGACAACTTGGCCAAGAGTTATGTTAACGCTCAGAAGATGATTGGTGCTGATAAGATTATCGTACCAAATAAGTATGCTGAAGAGAATGAGTGGCAGGATGTATTTACAAAGTTAGGTTTACCTGAAACACCAGATAAATATGAGATAGCGGTTAATGATAAAGAAGTTGATAAAGAGTTTTTCAGTAACTTTAAGCAAGCTGCTCACGGTGCAGGTATATTACCAAATCAAGCTCAGAAGATATTTGATTGGTATAACGAAGCAAGTGGTAAGATGGTACAAGATCAAACTAATCAGAAACAAGCAACAGAGAAAGAAGCAATCGATAGCTTAAGGAATGAGTGGGGGTCAGCATATGATTCTAAACTTAAGGCGGCACAAGCTGGAGTTTCCCACTATGGCAATGAAGAGTTAACTGCTTTTCTTGAAGAGACTGGTCTTGGTAATAATCCTAATATTATAAAAACCTTTGCCAAGATTGGAGAGGCACTCTCCGAAGATGCGTTTAAAGATGGTGGACCGACTAACTTCGGTATGACACCCCAAGATGCACAGACACAGATCAATTCTGTGATGGCAGACAAGAAACATCCTTACCACGATAAATATCACCCAAATCATACCAATGCAGTTTCGGAAGTTACCAAGCTTTTTGAGCATTTAGGTTGACGCAAGTCTGTTTTTCATTATTATAGAAAATGAGCACGAGATAATCTGAAGAGACCTCACCTTTGGTGTTCAATTCGAATCCTGTAATTTCAGGGCAATTCACAAACTAAATTTATTATTAACGATTAGTAATGGAGATAACAATGAGTTCTGAAATTACTACAGCGTTTGTTAAGCAATTTAGCGCAAACGTTTTTCATCTTTCACAACAGAAAGGGTCTAGGCTTGCTCCTTTCGTAAGAAATGAAAGCCAAAGAGGTAAGAGTGCTTTTTATGACAGAATCGGTGCGGTTACTGCTCAGAAAAGAACTTCTCGTCACGCTGATACTCCTCAACTAGATACTCCACACTCAAGACGTAGAGTTACTTTGGTAGACTACGAGTGGGCAGATTTAATTGACGATGCTGACAAACTAAGAATGTTGATTGATCCAACGTCTGATTATGCACAAGCTGCTATGTGGGCACTTGGTAGAGCTAAAGATGACGTGATCATTGAGAACGCTCTTGGAAATTCTTATGGCGGAGAAGAGGGTGCTTCTACAGTAACTCTTGCTAACGCTAACAAAGTAGCTGCTTTTGATGGAACAACTACTACAGGTAACAACCTCAACATCCAAACTCTTAGAAAAGTAAAAGAGAAGTTTGATGCTAACGATGTTGACGAGTCTATTCCTAGATACATCGCTATCGGTTCTTCTCAGCTTAACGCTTTACTTGGTGAGACAGCTATTCAGAGTGCTGACTACAACACTGTTAAAGCTTTGGTTCAAGGTGAGATTGATACTTTCTTAGGTTTCAAATTTATCAGAACTGAAAGACTAGCTACTTTAGGAAGTACTGTTACTTATAACAAAGACACAGGTGCTTATGGATCTGGTTCACAAACATTTGATACGGCTGGTAGAAGATGTTTTGCTTGGGCACAAGATGGTCTACTCCTTGCTACAGCTAAAGATGTTACTGGTAAGATCTCTGAAAGAGCTGACAAATCATACTCTACTCAAGTTTATGCTTGTATGGGTATCGGTGCTACCAGAATGGAAGAAAATAAAGTTGTAGAAATTCTTTGTAACGAAGGTTAGGGGGTAAATAATGACTAGTTTTTATGGTGTAAATAACACCAAAGCTTATCAAAATGTTCCTGCGGAGAAGATTCCTGCTGGAGAACAGAATGGTAGACTTAGGGTTGCTTACGATAAAATTTCACTTACAGAAGCGGTTGCTAGTGACATTCTTCATATGATGAAGATTCCTGCTGGCGCTAGAATCATTGACGCTATTATTAAAGTAGCTGACCTTGATTCTAACTCTGATGGTACTTTAGATGTTGGTTGGGCAGCTTCTTCTGATGCTGTTGAAGCGGCTGACGCTGATGGTTTCTTCAATGAACTTAACGTTCAGAGTGCTAGGTCTGAGAGTATCTCAGGTTCTAACTCAAGTGTTCCAGGACACATGAAGAAATTTTCTTCTGAAGTAGAAGTTCAGATCATTCCAGGTGCTGGCGTTGCTGATGCCACATCAGGTGATATTGAACTCGTAATTCTTTACGTTGTTGAGTAATTAATAAGGGGGCTTCGGCCCCTTTTTTTTAAAGGTGATTTATGTCTCTAACGACTACGGAAACGTCTATATGTAATAGTGCGCTTATTAAAATAGGTGCGGATAGAATCAACTCTTTAACTGAAACAAATAAACGTGCTCAGTTATGTAGTGAACAATATAGTAAAGTTAGAGATGAAGTATTAAGAAGTCATCCTTGGAACTTTGCTATCACTAGGGCGGAGTTCTCTCAGTTATCATCCACCCCTGCTTTTGGGTATACGTATGAATATTCAATCCCATCTGATTGCTTAAGGATATTAGACCTACACGACGAGACAATCATATGGAAGCAAGAGGGTAACAAAATACTTTCGGATAGTGCCACTATTAAAGCACGTTATATTAAGAGAATCACAGCGCCTGCTGAATATGATAGCTACTTTATAGAAGCTTTAGCATTAAGGTTAGCTGCTGATCTTTCTTATAGTTTAGTACAATCTACTACACTGTCATCATTAATGACTCAGCAATATGAAAGACATTTAGCATTTGCAAGGAGTTTTGATGCTCAGGAGGGAACCCCTCCCGATTTAACTGATGACTCTTTTCTTGAGGCCAGATTATGAAATATAGGTATGTACAAAATGCCTTTTCTAGTGGTGAGTTACATCCTCGTTTAGATGGAAGAACTGACTTAGAAGAATATGCTAAAGGCGTAGATACCTTAGAAAATTTTATAACCTTCAGACAAGGCGGTGTATCTAGACGAATGGGTTCTAGGTATGTTGGAACCTTGTCACCAGCTGCTCCTTCTAGTTACGTAGGACTTTATCCATTCATTTTTAGTAAGAAAGAATCATATGCTATTTCAATTGAAATACTTTCTACTACTTCCATAAAGGTTCAGATTTATGACCCTGAAGGAAACTTAGCAAGTATTACCACAAGCAAGGACGATCCTACGGATCTTGCTACCTCTAAAAACATTACGATATCAGGTCGTGGTCTATCTAATCTTACTACAGATGTTAATAGTTTTACCTACGCTCAGAGTGCCGATGTATTTTTCCTTACTCACAGTACAGGGAATATGAAGCCTTTGGTGATCGCTAGAATTGAAGCGGATACTTTTTACATAAAAGACATTGAGGAGTATCAATGGACCTCAAATCCAGATAAAACTCTTTATACTCCTTTTAAAGATGCAAACATAGATTCAGGGAAACATTTATTTGTTAGTGGTAGTAGTTCTTCTGTTACCTTAACAATGAAGGATGATTCCTCTGGAACAAACTTAGTACCTTTCTTTGCGGCTGATGCTACTGCAAACCATAAGGATGCTTACTTTATTTCTCATAGTGGTTCATTAGATGATCATGTTTTTAAGGTAAACGCTGCCAGTATACCAGCGGCTTTTACTGGTAATTTTGGTACACCTTCAGCTAACCAATTAACTTCTACTTCTCATGGAATGTTAACTAGTGATGTCGTTAGGTTATCAGGAACTATCCCTACAGGACTATCTTCTACACTTGACTACTATATTATTAAAGTTAGTGCTAACGTGGTTAGTTTAGCTTCTACTCTAGCAAATGCTAGGGCAGGAACGGTTTTAACAGTAGGGACTACTAGTAGTGTTACGATAAACCCAAAGTTTATTTCTACAGTAGTAGCAACGGATTACTCTAAAATTTCTGCCAGTCATTCACATAATTTTAACACGGATAACTGGAATGAAAGCTCATTTAACAACTATCAAGGTTTCCCACGCACTATCTCGATTTTTGAGCAGCGGCTTATTTATGGCGGTACTATTCTTAGTCCTGATACTCTCTATGGAAGTTTAACAGGAAACTTCTTTCATTTTACTGAGACTAGGTATAGAGATGGGAATACTCATGCGATAGGTGATAACAGTGAATTTGTTGGGGACTCTGTAGCGACCGATCCTTTTCAATTTACTATTGCATCCCAAGAGGTCAATGAGATAACATGGCTTGCGCCTAGGAATCATTTGGAAGTAGGTACTCTTGGTACTGAGTATATAGTCACTGGTGGTGAGAATGCACTGTCAGCGGTAACTCCTCCATTTATTAAAGCGCAGACTAGTAACGGATCATCATCTATACAGGCCAAGAAAGTAGATCAATCTACTATCTTTGTTTCTAGAGATGGTAGACTTTTAAGAGAGTTTAAATATAACAATGACAACGGCTCTTACATATCTAGATCTCTTTCAATTAGTGCAGAACACATCGTTAGTCATTTATTTGATGGCGATAGCACTGACGCTAGTGCAGGAATTGAAATAGTACAATTTGTTTATCAGGCTTCTAGAGGTATCGTTTGGTGCCTAACAAGTAGAAATGCTCTGATAGGGTTAACGATAGACAATGATACTCAAACGGTAGCGTGGCATAAACATGTATTTGGTGGAACTGCTGTTAAAATCAACTCACTTACTGTTATTCCTAATAGCACTGGTACTCATGATGACTTGTATCTGTCATTATCTAGAACTATAGATGGATCTACTGTCCATAGGCTAGAAAAGTTAGGTGAGGATTTTTCCCATACCAAACTAAAGAATGATTCTACAAGTGACGATGACCAAGCTTATTTTAGTGATTCATCGAAGCGTGTACAAATGTCTACACTCACAAAGACTTTTACAACTATAGCTTCTAATGGAACGACTATTACAGGTCATGGATTAGGGACTGGTACTAAATTACAACTAACTACTGGTGGATCTTTACCTACTGGGTTAGCGTTATCAACTGATTACTATTTGATAAAAAAAGATGCTAACACAGTACAGTTTGCTACAACAGCTAAGAATGCTTTTGACCATATCCCTATTACTATATCTGGCGGTTCTGGTACTCACACTATTACACCAAGTGAAGCTTATATTATTCCTGGCTTCTTACACTTAAAAGAAGAGGATGTTGAAGTTTTAGCTGATGGTTTTTATGAGCAGAATGGTTATGTACCACCGACTCTAACAGTTCTTTATAATAAAGTTAACGCTAGTAATGACCGGATAAATTTAGTTTATTCTGGGGGTGCCTCTACTGTTATTGCTCACTATTTAGTTACTGGAACTGAGATTTATTATAAGTCTTTTGCCAACGCTGCAATAGGTGGGATAACAGAAGATACCACTTACTACGTCATAAGACATGATGACGATTATTTTAAACTTGCCACTACGTATGCAAATGCTTTGGCAGGAACTGCTATAGACTTAACCACTACTGGAATCACAAGTGGTCACTTTGAGTTTTACCCTAGTAATGCACCTACTCGTATAGATGAAGGTGGGTTCTTACGATTGAACGAACCTGTTACGGAAGTCATCGCTGGATTAAAGTATACTAGCAAACTCAAAACGATGAAGCTTGAAGCAGGGGCTCAGTTTGGAACTTCTCAAGGAAGCATTAAACGAAACGATTCTATTGTTCTTAGATTTCAAGGAACGTATGGTGGAAAATTCGGCATTGCTACGAATGAAGCAAACCTTGAGGAAATTGTATTTAGACCTCCTGGACATGGAATGGGTGATCCTCTTCCTTTGTTCACTGGTGACAAGTTTCTTGATTTCCCTGGTGATTATGAGCGATTCTTCCAGGTAGTCGTTCAGCAAGACAAACCTATGCCGATGAACTTGTTATCAATAGTTCACAGGGGGATAACATATGACTAGTTCACTATGTAATTTTTCCCCTGAACATATTGAGCATTTAAATGCACCAGATTCTAGTAAGGAAGGTATACTTGCTAATTTTGGTTTAAAAGACTTTGTATTCTTATCGGTTATAAAAAATAAGTTTTTACTCGGTATCTTGGGTTGTAGGTATTTAAACTCTAATACTTGCGAACTATATGCAGTACCTGACTGTGTTTATAGTAAAAAGTTTAACAAGACTTTTCATAAATCTACTTTGGCCATAATTAAAAAGCTTATGGGTAAAAGTTCATTTACTAGATTTCAGTTTTTAGTAGATGTAGAATTTAATGAGGGTCAACGTTGGGCAAAAGCTTTAGGCTTTAAATACGAATGCACTTTGAAAGGGTACGATGAGAAAGGTAACGATCAATTTTTGTATGTGAGGTTTAAGTAATGAGTCATCCTGCAGTTCCGGTTGTAATGGCTATAACATCATTTGCGTCTGCTATCATGCAAGGTCAAGCTCAAGAAGAGATGCTTGACGCTCAAGAGTCTGCTTTACAAGATGAAAAAAAATATCTTGCTCAGCAGAGAGTGTTTTTAGAAGAAGCCAGGGGTGAGGAGCTAGAACTCTTTCAAGAACAAACTAGAGAGCTTTTAGGAGTTCAAGAAGTTTCTTTTGCTAGAGCAGGTATTGAAATGTCTGGTAGTGCTCTTAGGGTACTGAGAGAAACTGCTGAAGATGCAATAGATGAAGAACGTAGAATAAATAGACAATTTGATCAATACCGAACAATGAGTGAAATGAAAGCAGATTCTCTTAATCGTCAAATTGGGGGCATTAGAGAGATGCGATCAACGATACCTCTTACTACCGGAGTCAGCGCCATAGCAGGGGGACTCGGTGGGTACGCAGCAGGTTCACGTATTAGTAAAAGAAATAAAATAAAGCCAGGTGGACGAGGATGATCTATATTCCAAGATTTAAAAAAAGAAGTAGGTTAGATACAAGAGGTGGAATGTCTCCTAATGTACCTGCGGTTTCAGACGAAGCTATACGAGCTGAAGCTATGAGTAAAGTATTAGATACAGTAGCTACAAAAATATTACCTATTGCCTTTGAGCTAGATCAAGAAGCAGAATTAGAAAAAGATAAAACATTTATTAATGATATAAGAACTAATCTTAGTGATAAGTTTAGAGAAGCTCCATTAGACCCTTCACAAGAATGGTATGACGGCAACATTCAAAGTATTCATGATGAAGCAAAAAAGAGTGATCGTTATAAAGAAGGTGTTGCTAAAGTAGTCGATAATATATTTAAAGAAAAAAATAATGCTTATAGTAACCGCATTGTTAATTATAGATTAAAAACTGTTGGTTCCCAAAAGCAAAAGAATTTAATGGATAGTTTGGTTCAAGATATTAAAGAGGCTGATGCTAATAATAAGCTATCTATTGATGCTATTTATGATGCAAAGTTTAATTCTTTAACAGAAAATTTGTTGTGGGAAGAAAAAACTAGAACAGGTAAAGAATTAGCTCAAAGAGACAAGATAGAATTTTTTAATCGTGCTGATATTAGCGATAGGGTAGATAATTTTGACAAGGTTTTTAAAGGTTTAATTAAAAATAAAATTTCTCAAGAGATTAAAGCGTTACCTGACAGTATCCCACTAAATGAAAAAGTAGATATAATAGAGGGTATTATTTACCCTAAAACTCAAGTTCAAAGTAAGGAAGCAAATGACTTAAAAGAAAAGTCTGGAATCTTTGGCTTCTTAGATACAGCTAAATTTTATGAGCTTGATAGCGAAGAGTTTTCTAATCAATTAATTTCTGAAGTTTTTAAAACAGAAGATTTTAAAAATAAACGTGAAGCTAGGTTAAAAGAAGAATTAACCTTTGAGGAAAGAGACAGAATTAGTAATTTAAACGAAGGGGCTAAAGCATTTGCGGTAGCTGGCAAAGAGAAAGAATATAATCAAATAAAAGATGAGTTAGAAGATAATAATATTTGGATAAAGCCATTTAGTGCAGCTACTAACAGTAAAGTAAAAACTGCTATGGCTAAACAAGAAGGTAGAGATAAATATAACATTTCAAAAAAATTAATTAGTGATCCAGATTACTTTGCTGGTGATTATATTTACAAAGAAAAAAAATTAAAAGAAATGGGTATAAGTAACCCTAATAAATATATGGGCTTTCTTATATCAATGGATAAAAAAGAAGCAGTCAAAGTAAGGTCAGCAATTAGATCAAGTTATAGATATTTTAATCTATTTAACGCTGCTGTATCTAAAGAAGCTCCTGGATTTGATTATACAAAAGGTATGAAAAATATTGAGGGGCTACGAAAAAATAAACTTATAGACGATGGCAGTTTTAGTCCAAGAATAGAAGCTCTTAATAAAAATTATATAAATAAAATGAAGTTGTTAGAAACTGAAATGACTGATGCTTTACAAGCAGGCGATACAACTGAATTTAGGGATGATAGAGCTACAGGGTTTCATGCAAGGGCTAAAGTTATATTTAATGAAGAGATATATCAGCCATATAAATCTATTATAGAAGAAGCTATTCAAAATGACTTTGTTGTCATTGAAGCCGCTCACATGGATGGCGGAGATGGTGGGTTAGCTAGAGCTTTTACAAACTTTCAACGTGATTATGATAAAGACGAAACTACGACTCAAGAAAGAGATAGAATTATTGCTGATTTAGCTAGATCTTTAAAGCAACAAAAAATCTTGGACGATGATCAACAACAGTCTTTAAAAATGATATCTAAAGCTCTACCTGTTTTAAAACAAATTAAAAATGTTTCTGATTTAGAGCGAGTAGCTAGAGAAGTTAATAAGAAGCAAGAAGATACTATTGGTCAAATTACTAATTAGTTAGGGTGAGCGATGCTTGAAGAATATAATGAAACTAGTCCGTATTATAAAGATCTTTCTCAGGAATATAATACAGTAATATCACCTGAATATAATAAGGCTGTAATTGACCGTAAATTAAATGATTTGTCACGAATCAACATGGTTGATTACTATAATAATTTTACAGATTTTGAGCATAAAGAAAGATTAAATAAAGTTGAAAATCTACGTAGTGATTATGTTACTAGGATAGATAATCATATTGAAAATGAAATCCCTACTTATTTAAAAAGACCGGAAGAACCGTCACAAGAAAAACCTAAAGATATTTCAATACCTTTTAAGAAGTCTGAGATTATTGATAAAGATTTACCAGAAATATCAAAAGAAGAACCGACTCCTATAGAAAAAGTTGATGTAGGTTTAGAAATTGTTAAAGGGTTATCTAAATCAGATAATCAATTTGTAAGAGCTATTTCTGAAACTGTTCTTGCTCAAAACGATTTCTTTAATGGAATGAGAAAGTCTGTTGTTTCTACATTAGCTGCTATCCCTCAATTAGTAGAAGATGCTTTAAGCGAAGCTGAAATTGAGTCTGATAATTTGGAGTCTTTTAATGATGCGACTAAAGAGGCTATAGATTCCTCTTTTAAATCTAGTGGTAAATACACGGTTGAGCTAGGTGATAAACAGATTGATTTGGCCAATTCTTCTGGCCAAGTCTTAGGTCATTTTGTTTTACCAATGGGAGTTGGTAAATACGTTTTAAATGCTACTAAGAACTATGGTATGGCTACAAAAGGATTAAGTTTATTAACTTCTGAAGCTGCTCTTGGTGCCATAACTACAGATAAAGAATCTGGGACTATTTTAAATTTATTTTATCAACAAGATGAAGCTGAAAGAATCTACCCAATGCTTAGAATGCTTCATGTTGATGAAGATGATTCCGCTTTTGAAGCCCGAATGAAGGGAGCTTTAGAAGGTATTCTACCGATTGGGGCTGTTGGAGCCGGAAAAGGTGTTTTAAAAACTGGTAAAAAAGTAAACAAAATTATTGAAGCTACTCAGGCTTCTATTGTTTCAAAACATATTAACAAAAACCCTGATACTCTTATTGATTATGCAAACTCTAACATGGGTAAATCTTTTAATGAAAAAGATTTTAGAAATAAAATGACGTTAGATTATTTGCATAAAGGTTATGACTACATTCTTGATCAAATGTATGGGTTTGCTAAAGATGAAACAGGTGCCATCGCTATCACGTTTGGGTCAAAGAAACCTCAGATTGGAAGAATACAAAGTGATATTGCTAAGAGGGTAACTGAAAAAAGGGCTGAGCTTAATAAATTAAGCCCTGAAGAATTAAAGGGTGAGACAGGAAAAGGTATAGCTAAGGAGCTTAGTGATCTTAATAAGACTAATAAAAATTTAGAAAAGTTTCAAAGTCTTTATGAAAAAGCCGTTAAAAAAGGTAAGTCTCCTGTTGAGCTAGAAAGTGCTTGGGAAAAAATAAAAATTGAAATGCCTAAGTCTATTAAAAAAGAAAACATAAGTAGCCTTTCTGATGAAATGGTTCAAATGAAAAAAAGATACGATTATATGGATGATCTTAGAAGAGAAGATTATTCTACGTTTAAAGCGTATCAAACTATATTTAACGAAAAAACTATTAAAGATTTAACCCCTGACGATATTAAAAGTGGTCAATTTTTATCTACCCTTAATAAGGAAGGAGCAGACATTAATGAGCTTAGCGCTAGAATGTCTAACTCTAAAATAACAGCAGATGAAGCCCAGAATATTAGATCTAAATTTTATAGTAATGACGACATAAAAAAAGTTTCTCTTGAGGAGCTTAAAAAAATAGGGGTCGAAATATTAGAAACCTATGGTTGGAATGTAGATGTTTCTAAATTTGGTAGAGAGGAATTTTTGTCTATACCTGAAATGGTAGCGACAAACCATGTTTTAATGAAAGCAGGGTTACAAGAGTTTGCAGCTAGAAGTAAAGCTTATGCGAAAGCTGTAGGGTCTAAAGTATCTACTTCTAAAAAAGAAATGCAAGTTCTTGCCCTTAATATGGCTGATGCTCAAAATGCTTTACACAAATTAGCACATAGGTCTGCACAGTTAAGGGCAGAAGTCGGGCAAGGGATGAGAGCATTTCGTTCTGATATGGTAAGTAAAGTAGCACTTCAAGCAACAGACAAAAAATTTGCTACACTAAATTCTTCTGACCCAGATTTTCAGGTCAAGTTTGTAGAGAAACTTACAACAGCAGATCCTCATGAATTAAAAAGAATAGCTAGAGTAATGGACGATGTTTCTAAATTAATGAAAGATGGTAAGTTAAACGATGTTGATGCCATTCGTGAGTTAACTAGGTCGGGCGCTAGACGTAAGTTTATTAGTAACATGCAAAAGTACATGTATAACAATATGCTAATGTCGGTAGGTACTTTAGGTAGAAACTTTGTTGGTTTATCTAATGCTTTATATCTTAATAATGCTACAAGATTAATGCAAAGACTTCCTCTTCTTGGACAAGGAAATAGTGCTTATTTTGGTATAGCTAAAGATATAGATTTAAATTATCAAAAACAGATAATGGCAGCATCAGAAAGAGTGACGAACAACACTGAAGCCACAATGAATCTTATGGCTGCTTCTAAATTTCTTTCTGGATTTAAAAAAGCTGACGGCACATTAAAATCGTCTAAAGATATTTTTGCAGAATCTTTTGCTCTAGGTAAATCAGTGTTAGACCCTGGCAGTGAAAAGGTAGGTGCTGCAGGATATGACATTGGCCCATTAAAACAAGAATTAAATGAGTTTAAAGAATTGTCTGGATATAATCGATTCTTTGGAAATAAAACAGACCTTGATGAGTTAGCGGTTCATCAGTTTAAACAAAATATATTAGGCGATGCTAAAGAAGCTATTGAACGAGTTGATCCTCCTAAAACTTTTAAAGGGAAATTAAAAGAAAAAGCCGTTAAAGGAATAGAGTGGGCCATAGATAAAGGAGCTTTTACTCATAGTTTACCTCTTAGAACTATGAACGCTATGGATGACATGTTTAAATCTAAAGTTGTTTTTGAAGAAATGACTTTATCAGCTAAACGTCAGTTAAACGAAAAATTATCAGATATGGCAGCTAACAATCCCGAGGCATTTGAAGAATTTATGAAGAATGCTGACGAGAATTACGTTAGAGAATTAAAAAGATATATGAACGATCTTGATAATTTTGAAAATGCGTTGTCTGAGGCTAGAAATTTATCTCTTACTAAACAATATGGCGGTATAACTGGAGAAGATTTTAGTTTTGGGCCAACAAAATCTTTATCTGCACCTTTAGCTCAATGGACAGAAATGTTTAGGAAGCACCCTATACTAGAGTTCTTTCATCCATTTGCTAGAATTTCTGTTAACTTGGCAGATTATATGACTCAATATTTGCCAGGAGTTAAAGGTCTATCCCTTAACCGTTGGAATAGTAATATTAGATTGGATTTAGAGGCAGGTGGGTATCGTGCAGCTAAAGCCCATGCGAAAGCCCATATAGGGAATGCTATTGCTGGAGTTGCTTGGTACTTGGCAGGGGAAGGCGTTATTACAGGTGACCCACCAAGAGATAGGTATGCACGACAAGCTTGGAATGAAGCAGGTATAAAAGCAAACAGTTTTAATTTAAAAGATATGTCTGTTCCATTAGATGTATTAGAACCAATGGGTAGATATTTTTCTTTTATAGCTAACCTTAGATCAGCTTCCATGAGGGCATTAAACAACGATGACATGTCATTTATAGAAAAAATTTCTTCTGGAATGTTAGACACATCGATAGCTCTTGGAAGTATAGCGACACCTGAAGTATTAAGCGATATAGTTAGTTTTGTTTCTAATGTAAAAGATGGTGATAGCAAAACTTTAGGTTATTATTTTAGCCAAAAAGGTTCAACCGCAGCGGCTAAATTAGTACCTTTTTCATCTGCTTTTAGGCAGTTTATTAAAGAAGATGAAAAGCAGAGATTGGTTGATTATGATGCTAATGGAGTATCTTATTTAAAAACTAGTATAAATTCTTTAGAGCGTTTAATGGGTGATCGGTTTGATCAACAAAGTGAGCCTTTAAAAAATATGTTTAACGACCAAGTTTATTATCATCAACTACCTAAGCAGTTAGTAGGGGATGCTTCTGATCAAAGCTACATAAATAAATTCTTAACTTTGCCAGGTATTAAACAGGTACTTAGGCCTACACAAAAAAGAAGCGAACCAATTTATGAAAAGATACGTGAGTTAGTTCTTCACTTACCTGAGCAAAATTATAAATCAAGAGAACTTGCCTTACCTAGATTAAATAGAAGGCTAGTTTTTAGAAATGAATCTGTATATCTTAACAATAAACAGTATAATGAATTGATAGGTTACTCTAATGGTTATCTACCAAATGGTAAGAAATTTACGACTCCATTAAAAGATGTTTTAAATAAGTTAATTAAGAAAAAAAGATTTGAAGGGTATGACCCACTATATCAGTCTTTAATAATAAGAAATATTATTAGAAATTATCAAAGCACTGGTAGAAAAATATTTAAAGCTAGAAATAAACAATTTCAGGAAGATATTATAAAAAAGATTCAGTAAAAGTATGGGGATAGAATAATGACAGTAAGTAATACAACTGTAAAAACAAGCTCAGCAGGTAATGGGTCATTAAGTTCATTTGCTATCGGAAGCATAACGTTCTCTGATAATGCAGACCTTGACGTTTATATTAGAGACGAAACGTCTAGCCCTGCTACTGAAGCTTTGAAAACTATTACTACTCATTATTATATAACTGATAGTGCAGGTAATCAGGTAAACCCTGGTACTCATATTAAGTTCGATACAGGTGATGGACATACCTTACCTATCACTGACCAGCATGTTGTAGTCAAAAGAAAGATAGAGCTAACACAAAGTACTGACTACTCTTCAGGTGATGCCTTCCCTGCTGATTCCCATGAAGATGCACTAGATAGACTTACACTACAGGTTCAACAACTTCAGGAACAATTAGATAGAAACTCTTCTTTTCCTGAAACATATACTGTCCCAGGATCTATTGACACAACCATGCCTGAACCAGAAGCCGATGGTATTTTAAAATGGAATGCTACAGCTACTGCCTTGGTTATGGATACTGACCTTGTTAATTCTACTTATAAAATGTACGCAAGTAATACCTCTGATACAACAGCAGGTTTTTTAAATGATAAGCTTCAAGCAGGTACTGGTCTTTCTAAGTCAGCTTTAACTAGTGCTACAAACCAAACGGTTACTTTATCTATAGATTTAAAAGATGAAGATAACATGGCTTCTGATTCTGCTACACACGCAGCTTCTCAGCAGTCTATTAAAGCCTATGTCGATGCGGTTACAACTTCACTTAATGCTCAGGATTTAGATTTTGCTGGTGATTCAGGTGGTGCCCAGAATGTTGACCTTGATACTCAATCCCTTACAGTAGAAGGTGGAACTGGTATTGATACGACTGGTTCTGCTCAAAAGATTAGCGTTGCCATTGACTCTACAGTTACCACAAATTCTGGTAGCCAATCACTAACGAACAAAACTATTGACGTTGATAACAATACCGTCTCCAATATAGAAGTAGATAACCTGAAGTCAGGGGTATTGGATACAGACCTTTCTAGTGTGGCAGGTACGGACACAACCCTTGCTTCTGCTAAAGCTATTAAGACTTCACTTGATACGAAACACGCGACAATTGATTCTAGCAATCGTCTTGATGCTGATCTTATCCATGACGGCTCAGTTAGTAATACAGAGTTTGGTTATATAAGTACGCTATCAAGTAATGCTCAGACTCAGCTAGATGCCAAGCAGGCAACAATTACTGGTGCTGCAACAACTATAACAGGTTCTAATCTTACAGCTTCCAAAGCTTTACAATCAAATGCTTCTGGTAA